GGGATACTTAGCATCATAAGTTGCCAAAGTGTTCCTTGGTGTGGGTACCATGACGTTATAGTCAAGCTCTGTCGGACTTGAATATCCGAAAATCTTTGCTATTGAAGCTATCGCGCCAGCACCCATCTCTGTCGCTCTCGCAAACGGCCCGATCCACGGAACGTTTGAAAGCGCACCAGCATAACGTGCAATCGTACTCGCTGGCCTCGAAACAATGTTTTCATTGTGTTCATCTCCCATTTCGGGAACATTGTTCGTTGGAATAGAGTACGAAACATTTTCAGCCCAAGCCATGATGGAAATTGTCACATTGTTTGTTCCACCATTGGCGTGTGCCAAATCGTTTATGCTCATCAGGACCAAATCGCCTGCATCCTGCCAATCCTTGCGTGGAATGACAAAAGCGTTGTTGTCCCAAAAGAATGGTAGCTCTAGTGAACCGCCAGTGCTGTCTGTTGGATTTACATAAATGTGCATCCTCTGAGACAACCTAACGATGTCTTCCTGTTCATAAGCGTTCTTGCGTTTAATGATCTCTGGTGATGTATTGTCAAACTCCACCAAAGGCTCATAAGCGAGAATGGCACGTCCATAATAAAACGCGTTGCCGTTCAAAACAAGCTTGATGTGCAGGTTACACTTGAGTAGGTAATAATTCTTAATTTTCTCCGCAACTCGTGCGTTCTCCCAGAACAAAGTCCAAGGGTTTATTCTTGCGAATAGCGGAGTGCCGATTTCCCAATCTGTTTCAAAGATTCGGACTGGACGAGCAAAGAAATCAGAAAGAGGAACGTCATCCACGAATCCAACGTTTCTTGTTGAATCCATGTTTGTTCCTCGCGAATCCATCTGACCCGGCTCTGTGTCGTCGAAGCGCATGTTCTGTGTACTCAATTGAGCGTCTCCAGCCATGCCCGAACTGAAGATCTTATGTAAATTATTCATAGATGTAGTGGACGTTTATTTATACATCGGAGAAGTCTGCCCAAACTCTCCGAAAGAGCACGTGCAATATATAAAGCCTAAAGGTTTGTCGCTCGAAACTCACCTCAGGTAACCATGTATATACAGTAGTTTTGCTTTCCAACGGAGCCAGACTTTACTGGCCGTAACTTTTATAGTCGTTCACTAGGACTGTATTTCTCATGCCATTTGAGAACTTTGTCTTGATATCCATTTTCTAGAACATCAGTCCAAACATTATTCTCTCTAGCACAAGATTGGAGTTTAGATCTCACATTTTCGTAAAAATCCTCACCGTGAAGAAAAGCTTCTGTCAACATCGATTGCATCGATGCGATTGCCAAATCTTCTGGCTCTCCTGTTCCTGAACTCATGTGACCCATCTTCCAAATGGAATTCACATCAAGAGCTCCAACCCTACATCCCAATTCCTTGTGATACACACTTCTGCGTTTCAAAAAGTCAACAGTGTCACTGTCAACCGTGGATTGAGGGTCGTCTGATTTCTTGGCATCAGTAATCGTC